CGACAATGCGTACAATGATATTACTCAAACTGCTCGTACAAACGCTAGGGTCTCTACTTCTAATTTTCTAAAGGATCCAACTGAAGATAACAGATCAAATTTAGAATCTCAGATAGCAAAATTACTGGTATATGTGGATGACGAGTCAAACAGACTAGCTTTGACGTTACAAAAAAACCTAGAAGCTTTCGATACAGCTCTTCAATTAGGTGGTCAGAACAAAGATTTTAACAGTGAATTAAGTTTAGATAATTATCTTAGAAGCGCTCAAACCTATGAAGATGCGAGTGATCTTATAAAGGGCTACGCAGAACAGGGGTATTTAGATGCTAATGAAGTTTCAGCAAAACTAAGCCTCTGGCGTTCTCAATATGACCCAGCCAATGACGAACCCTTTGGATTAGATTTTTTTAGTTCATCTACACCTGAAGGCCGTGCGTTTGCTGATGTATCTAGCACTGTAAAAGGTGACCCAGAGTCGTGGGAAGAGGATAAACATAGAAACGCAGTTACCGCTAAGAACATCTACAGGATGAGAATGCGAGAGGCTGTAAGTAAATACATGACAAGCACAATGTTAAAGTCTGTCTCACCAGAGCAGATGGAAATGATATCGGCTAACGTGCTAGAAAACGTATTCGTTGAACTTGAATCTATGGGTTTCCTCACACCGTTATCAAATGACAACTAGGAAGAGATAGATGGAACAAGATATTAACCAACTAAGAATGGGACTTCTATCCGCTTCAGATTTTAAGAATAAGCACGGTGAAGAAGCCTACTACGATGCTTTAGGTATCGATAGACAACCACAACAACCCCCAGCCCCACAGGTACAACCACCAGAAGAACAGAGTTTCTTTGGTGGCCTAATGGATAATGTGACGGATGTAGCAACTAGCGTAGTACGCGGAGCTATGAACGCAGGCGCAGAACTTAGAGAGACAGTAAATGGCGTAAACTCTGTAACGCCTGAAGAGTTTGATACAAATTTTAACAGCTTCATGGATAAGAAAGCTGAAGCCCGTGGTGCGCCCTTCACCCAAAAAGAGAAGGACATGGCATGGCTTGAGCAACGTCGAAACTATGAAGACATGGGTATCGATATTTCTGAGGTAGCTGATCGTCCTGACCTTAACGTAGACACTGCTCTTCAGAACATTGCAGATGCTGGTGGTCCTGATCTTACTGAAACACTGGCTAAATCTGACAGCATGTTAGGTGCAGCTACCGAGGGTATCACGCAGTTCATGACAGGATTCTTTGCTCTTGGCGGGGGTCGTACATTTGTTGGCTCTATGCTCAAGGGTGGTGTTGTAGATGCTACAATGTTTGATGCGTTTGAAGGTAACCTTTCCACCTTTATTGAGGAGGAATACCCACATCTTTCTAACCCATTAACTGAGCTACTGAAGATTGACCCTGACGATCCTGAGTGGACTAACAGGGCTAAGAACGCACTAGAAGGTGGTCTCTTAGGTTTGGGAGCTGAAAGCGTTCTCAGGCTAATTGGTGGGGCTGCTAAGTTTGCAGGCTACGGACGCAAAGCTAACGAGGAGATTAAAACTCTCGGCGCTGTGACAGACGATACAGCGGCGAAGTTAGATGATGCTCACATCGATATGGATGAGCAGCTAAAATCTGACATTGAGCCTGAAGGTATGAAGGCTAACCCTGATGGTACATTCGAGGCCCCAGACGGGGCAGTCTTCAGAATGGAAGATGAGAAGCTTGTACAGATTAAGGAAGCACCCCCAGAAGTTGCAACACCTCGTGAAACACCAAACGCACCAGATGCACCTGAGTTTGACCCTGAAGGCCCAGCGCCTGTAAGGTCCCCAGAGCCAGAAGCTAGTACGGCTGCGCCTGACCGTGTGGACCCACCCACAGTAACTGATGAGCAGGTTAGATTAGCACAGGACTTCGACGCTAGAATGGGTAAAGAGCCTAATGCGCAGGACTTAGAAGGACTAAACGTAGTACCAGCTCGTTCAGATGCTCCTGAAATAGGGACACCTCCCCGTCCTGTTCTTGACCCAGAGCCACAAACTACAATTGAAGTGGATCAACCAGTAGCCCCTACACCAGAGGCTTTAGCTCTAGCAGATCAAAGTGCAGCCACAGTAATTAAAGTTAAGCCTAAAGTTGAGGTAGTAGATAAGCAAAAGCTTTTAGACGCTCTCGATAACGCCGCAGAAATGGGCGACTTTGAATTACGAAATATTGATGAAGGTGGTTTCTTTAACCTTGGTCGTTTCGATGGCACGGTTAGTGGTGCTAAAATAATCGACAGCCTGCAAGACGTACTGGCTACCTCTAAGGGCTTCGCTAGGATGGGCCTAGATAAGACAGAAGGGCAGGACACAGTAGTCCGTAAGTCACTACAGTTTCTAGCGGGAAGTACAGGGACTAACGTCAACAAGTTGATCCGAGACCTGAACGTGGCAGAAACAATTGGACGCGATACAGCAGCTAGGATTGTTGCTGGTAAAATTGCAATCCAATCAGTTTCTAGGGAAATCAACACATTTGCAAAGCGTATACAAAAGGCTGAACTTGATGGTTCTATTAGTGATAACATGGAAGCCCGTCTTGTAGACCTGATGCAGACGCAGATGGAACTTATGGCAAACGTGAAAGGCCTTCAAACAGCCGCAGCTCGTGCAACAGCAGCTGGACGGATTGTGACTAAGGATGGCTTAGAAAGTGGTGCTTTAGATACTCTATCAGCTTTTGGTGGATCAAAGCGTGTTCGCAGACTTGCTGAAGAACTTGCCAAGGTAACTGATGAGAAGATAATGGCTAGAACTGTTACTAAGGTCATGGAGCGTAAAGGTCTTAGAGTTCTTAATGAATTTTGGATTAACTCCATCTTATCTGGACCTACAACCCACGCACTCAACGTGACCTCTAACACTATTAACGTGTTAGCTAGGCCAGCTGAGAGAGCATTAGGTGCCGCCCTAAATGGTGACGTTAAAGAAGTAAAAGCAGCACTCCGTACATACAAATATATGGCATACTACTTCAAAGACTCAATCCAGTTGGCAGCTAAATCTGGCTACAACATGCGCCCAATCCTAGATGACAGTGTAAAGGTTGAGAATGCCACACAGACCACTTCCCGTGCGATTTCATCTGAATACATTGGTGGTGGGACAGCTGTAGATGTATTGGGTAAAGCCCTTACAATCCCTTCTCGAATGCTGGGTGCAGAGGATGAGTTCTTTAAGCAGCTATCATATCGAGCATCACTTCAAGCTCGGTTATCAACTGATGCAGCCTATATGTCATCAGATGATTTCTTAAAAGCTGGGTACAATAGCAGAGAAGAGTGGATTCAAGGTAATTTTGATGGAGCTTTTAACTCTAAAATAAACGCAGAAGAGAAGTGGCAAGAAGCCGTACTACTAGGCAAGGTTGAAGATAGTGCAGAAGTTAAGGCAAGCTTTATAGCTCAAAGAGTTGGTAGCTCCAAAACTGGTAACAAGTACGCTGAGATGGCTCTAAACGAAGCGCGTGAAGCTACTTTTACTACAAAGCTGACTAAAGAAAACTCAATGATTGCATACGACATTCAAAAGCTGGCTAACAAACATCCGGGGCTTCGTCAGGTATTTCCATTCATTCAGACACCTATGAATATTATGGGACAAGCTTGGGACCGCACACCGGGACTTAACCTATTGCGTAAGCAATATGTGGCAGACCTAACTTCTGGTGACCCTACTAGGGTTGCACAGGCTAAAGGTAAGTTTGCTGTAGGGACTGCAATTTATACAACTCTATCACTGGCAGCTTGGGATGATAAGATTACTGGTGGGGGTCCTACCGACCCTAAACTAGCTAGACTGTGGCGTGATAGCCCTAATTGGCAGCCTTATTCATTTAACTTTGGCACAAAAGAAAAGCCATACTGGGTCAGCTACGCTCGAATGGACCCGTGGACTACAGCCTTTGGCATCGTCGGGGACATGAAAGAAATGATCCAGATTGGTTCTATGGATGATACAACATCCAGTGATATGGTTGCTATGTTCGTAGCTGCAGCTGGTAACAACATCGTATCTAAAACTTACCTTCAAGGTATTTCAGATGTCGTAGGCCTATTGAACTCTAAAGACAGCCCGTGGGAAGTTGAAGGATTTTTAAAAAACCGTATGGCATCTCTGATTCCTTACTCAGGATTTACAAACCAAGTAGGCAATTTGACTGATGACTACACTCGTGAAGTGAGTTCTTACATGGACAAACTTCGAAAGAGTACAGGCATACAGAGAAGCAAACTTCCACTCCAATACAATTGGTTGACTGGTGAAGCTAAAAATACTCCAGAACACTTTGGACCGTTATTTCACATAACAACAAAAGGTGTCGAAGAAATTGATACGGACGCTGCATTAATTTCAAATGAGTTTAGAAAGCTTGGATTTAGGTTTGAAGGCGCACGGCGGAAAACTGGTGGAGTTGAGCTTACGGGTGAACAATTTCAAAGGTGGAACCAACTTATAGGGACAATAAAAGTAGGCAGTCGAACCCTAGAGCAAACCCTTGCCAGAGAAATTGGTAAGGATAAATACAACAAAGATGGTCAGGACTATGGAGATGTAGCGCCTAACGAAAGCCACCGAGTTGCTATGCTTAACAAGAGAATGAAAAAGTTTAGAGATAGAGCCTTTAGAACTCTGCAAAAAGAATTTCCAGTAATTAGGGAACAAAGCAGAGCTTACGATAAATTCTTACGCGCCACTAAACGCGGTAAGGATGTTGATCGTCCTGAACTAGATTTAAGCCAAATAGATTAACACCTACAGGCCCCTCTTCGGAGGGGTCTCTCCCTTTTAATTCAGGAGATATGGATGTCTTCCATTATAAACTATGTCGCTGACGGATCGACGAACACGTTTCAAATCCCGTTCACCTACATAAGCCAATCGCATGTGGTAGTCACCGTAGATGGTGTTAGCGTAACGCCTACTTTCATCAGTGATACTCAGATTAGTATAACACCTACGACAGCTGCAGGTCTTGTAGTAATCGTAAAGAGAGTCACGCCTGTAGGTGCCTTAGTAGACTTTACAGATGGCTCCACGCTCTTTGAGGCTGACCTTGATCTTGCCCACAAGCAGAACAGGCTCATCTCCGAGGAAAGCCGTGACAGAGCTGATAGTGCTATCACCACGTTGAACAGTAACATTACTAATATTAATGCTGTTGCGGCGATAGCAAGCAATGTCACCACAGTGGCTAACGATGGTGCTGACATTGGTACGGTTGCTGGTATCAATGCTGCTGTTACGAATGTAAGTGGTATTAGCGCTGATATTACTACGGTTAGTGGGATTAGCTCTTCTGTATCCACGGTTAGTGGAATTAACTCAAATGTAACAACAGTTGCTAATGATAGTGCAAACATACAGGCATTAGCCGCCAAGACTACAGAAATCGGATTGCTTGGTGTTGCTGATGTAATCTCTGATATAAACATTTTAGCTACTTCTGCAATCATTACTGACATGGATGCTCTAGCTGATTTGGCTACAGAGATTGATGCGTTGGGAGATGTGTCTGCTGATGTTACAGCGGTGTCTGCTATTGCTTCTGATGTAACTACTGTGTCTGGAATATCTGCTAACGTG